ATGATTGCAGGAAAAACAAAAATAAGCCAATCTGAAATTAGAAATCGTTGCGCTTTGGAAAATGGGATAACTGTTAACTGTCCGGGGGCCGTTGCATTCCTTCAGTATTTAGGGTATGTGGAGGTAACGGACAAAGAAGTTATACCGAACGAAAAAATGAATGTTTTCACAGCCGATGATGTTGATGCCATAAGTATTCTTGTAAAAAGATGCATGGAAAGCTTGGTAGAGGAAGGCATATTCGACAGGGATGCTGTTGGATTTGATTCTGAAAAAGGGCGCTTAAGTATTAAACGTTCTGTTTTTCCGCTGTCCCACGCTGCAATACGAAACTTTTTAATAATGGCGGGCGCATTGGAAAAAGAAGAACACGGTGAGATATGCTTAACTGATTATTATGAAAGTGACTTCACTGCACAGCTTCGCTTAAGAAAAAAGAAGTTTACGCTTGAGGAACTGATGCAAAAGCAGGAAGAACAGAGCAAACGAGGACTTGAGGCAGAAGAATTTGTGCTTGGGTTAGAGCGTAGTCGGTTGCCGGGAAAAGCTTTCAAGATTAAGAGAATTTCTGATATTGATGTATCAGCCGGATACGATATAGTCTCCTATGCCGATTCAGATTCAGAAGTATATGATCGTTTTATCGAGGTTAAGTGTTATCTTGGGCAGCCTCATTTTTACTGGTCAGAAAATGAGGTTGATGTGGCAAAGATAAAGGGTACTAAATACATTCTTTGTTTTGTTGATTATTTGAAGATTTCAGAACCAGGATATGTGCCGGATTATATTCCAGATCCGTATAGCGTGATATTTGATGATGAATCATGGATGGTAAATACCGCATCCTACAAAGTTCAAAAAGTATAAAAGAAGGGCATGGCTTTTATACACCTTGCCCTTGTTCTTTATTCAGATTTGTACAAATCAGCAAGTCTTTCAGCAACTGCTTTGATGACAGGAACGCATACGGTGTTTCCAAGAAGATCGAAAGCTTCACTTTCTTTCAAGAATGATAAATCATAATCTTCTGGGAACCCGCATAACCGTTGACCTTCTCGAATTGACAGACGTCGAAGTCCTCCATTATCAATTATTCCAAGGTGAGAAACATCCATTGCAACAAGGGTTGGGGCTAAATCATTAGGATCGAGGATCTTTGTGAATTCAAATGAAAGTTTTCCAGTTACAATATTGTAGCCCTTTGGCTTTGTTTCGTCTGGGATTCTGCGACCCTTTTCTTTTTTTCGAGGATGCTCAAGTGATAAATAACCCATATCAACAAGTTCTGTAAGGAAATCATGGAGATTATCTTTTTTAAAGAATGTTGCAATTTGTGCCTCGGTTAACGGCATACCGTCCATCCAATCAATTCCAATCTCCGCTGCCCATTTTCGTTTGCGTCTTTCTAATAGTAATTGATTTAAGAAATCGCATTGTTCTTGTGTCGTGTCTCCTTTGAGTCCCAACTCCCAGCTATGGATATTATCTTCGCCACCGCGTTTATCCTTTATAGCCTTTCCGACTACTTGGTCGGGTGTAAAGTGTGCAAACAATTTTTGGGTAAAATCGGACTCTATGCTGGGAAGACCTTTTTCAAGAATATCCCCAAGGACAGCCGTTTCCTCATTGAAATTATCAAGTGAAACATGTGCGTCCGTGCTGCCAACTATATATACACGTTTACGAGATTGAGCCAACCCGAAATATTTGCTATCCATAAGACGATAAGATACATAATAACCCAACTGTTTTAAATGGCTTACTATTATTGTTAGTGTTCGTCCGTTATCGTGATTAACCAAACCTTCAACGTTTTCTAATAGGAATCCATAAGGTTTTTTTTCTTTCAAAATACGTTCAATCTCAAAGAAAAGAGTACCTCGAGTGTCTTCAAAGCCAAGGCCAAGTCCGGCTGCCGAGAATGGCTGACATGGAAAACCTGCTAAGAGAAAATCAAAATCAGGGATATCAGATGCAGGGATTTTCGTTATATCACCTGCTACCTCTGAATCTTGATAATAGGTTTTATAAGCTTTAATAGCATAGTCTTTTATTTCGCTACTAAATACACATATGGGATTGAATCCCCGATTACGAAATGCAGATTCAAAGCCAAGTCTGATTCCACCAAGTCCGGCAAAGAGATCGATGAATTTTACTTCATTTTCCTTGGACCGTTTTCTTCTTGATATTTGTGCTTCAATTAAATCGATGCATTTTTCGGAAAAACTGTTTCCTTTGGCATACAGTTCAATTTCGTCATTTTGAGTTGGGGTAATGTAAATTGTTTTCGCAATTTTCTTTTTATCTTCAGGGAGAGGAGTGCGTCCTGAACCTTCTCGTTTTCCACCGTGCATAATCATACACCTTCCAATTCATATACTACGTATATTATATTAACACATGCAACTTGATTTTGCAATGCCTAAAATCAAGTTAGAAAAACTTTGTTTTTGTAGTCATTGACAAACATATAATAGTGTAGTAGTATTAAAATACGCAAAAGAGCGTATTTGCGTAATGGCGTAACAACTTAAAGGAGAAAAAGAAAATGGTAGGAGAATTCGGAGCATTTATCGCACGTAAACGCTTGGAAAAAGATATCAAACTTAAACCGATAGCAGAGAAGTTGGGCGTTTCAGTAACATACCTTTCAGATATTATTAAAGGTCGAAGAAACCCACCTGACATTGATGGACTTGAATCTATTGCTGCAGTCTTGAATTTGGACGAGGCCGAACGCAATGAAATGTTTGATCTCGCCGGAAGAGAAAGAAAACAGGTCTCCCCCGATCTTCCTGAGTACATCATGGACGAGGCGCTGCCAAGTGCAAGAGTTGCTCTTCGTAGAGCTAAGAGCCAGGGGCTTGGAGAGGATTTTTGGCAGGAGGTTAACAAAATAATCGACAAACAAAATGGAGGTAATTGATGAACTACAATCCGAACAGTTTAGTTCCATTTATTCCCCCGGAAGAGTATGACGCTGTAGCTGAGGAGTTTCTTCATCTATACTGTGAAGAGGCGCTGCTAAAACCAATGGCGGTTCCTATCGAGCATATAGCAAAGAATGAACTGGGATTGGATGTACAGTATATATGTCTTTCAGAAGAGTTGGATATTTATGGAATGACATTATTCACCGATGGCGCGGTTGAGGTATATGTTCCGGAAGAAGGATTGTATGACACCAAGGTGTTTAAGAAAAAAACAGTCTTAATTGATCCCGAGGCGGTTAAGAAAACCAATATTGGATGCCGGAATAATACTTTGGCTCACGAGTGTGTTCACTGGTTTAAGCACCGTCTGTACTATAAGATGCAACAGTATACACTTCCCCGCCAAGCAAAGCATTGTAAATGCAGAGTTAACAATATTCCAGTGATAAGTGATGAAGAAAAAATTATGGAGGCCCAGGCGGTCGGTATTGCGCCAAGAATACTCATGCCCAAATCGACTTTTATTGAGGCGGCAGAAAGTGTAGGGGTTGTCCATTGCAAAGAAAATTGGAGGGCTATCGCAGAACTTGCGAACCTATTTGATGTCTCAAAACAATCTGTCAGTATCAGGTTGGAAGAGTGTGGATTAATATAATACTTGCTGTTAGTACAGCAGCAAGTATATTTTTTAGGATTACATTACGCAGAAAAGCGTAATTGCGTAAAGGGAGGGGTGATGCCTATGACTATTGGGGGAAAGGAGGAAGCTGAATGCTTGAAGTCAGAGATGCTCGTGACTGTAAGGTTTGTGAAATAGAAGAGAGTTCGGGGATGATATTTGTCGGCTACAAAAGCCAGATGAATAAAGTAGAGTTGTCCATCGGAAAACCGTATACGATTGAGCGTAACGGTTGCCGTACGATAATAACGAGGAATGACGGTAACTACTACAGAATTGACCGATACGGTGCATAAATAAATATAACTGCAATCCGCAGAGCTGATTTACGGCCAGGATGAGTGCTTCTGATTTCAGAAGGACTACCTGGCCGTTTTTTTATTTATCTACGCTGAAAAAGTACGTTCCTTTGGAATCATCAATCTTGAGTGCAGGCGGTAATTTTTCCTGGACAGCATTTTCGTAGATGATGTCACGAATGTTGTTCGTGATGCTGAATGTAATCATATCGATTTTTTCCTTGCACTGTGCTGCCAACAGCTCGCGCTCCTGTTTGGTGGAAGGGTAATCGGTATCGTCATCGTATTCATACTCTGTATCCTCTACACCGATGCCTTCTTCATGAATCATGGTGAAGAGACGGTCAAGGATTCCAACTGACAGTTTATGGGATTCACTTCCGACAAGAAGTTCATCAATGAGGTATAAGCCATAAGCCTGGTAGTACTTATGCAGAGTCCATGCTTCATTACCACGAATCTCCGCCCAATCCGGCTCGTTTGCAAGATTTTCCCGGTATTCATGTAGCTGCTCTAAAGCTTTAGAGGAAAGACCTGTGTATCGGTGGGCATCGGTGATGTCATGTGTGCGTTGGTCAATCCTACCAAGAAGGTAGTCTGCATCACATTCAAGAAGGTCGCAAATGTTTGCAAGGACATCAGCAGTGGGGACAGATTTTCCCTGTTCCCAGGATTGGATGGTCCCAAACATATTATGGTCGATTCTATTTCTGCCAATACGAATCATACCATACTTCTCCATGTAAGCGTCTGCGAATGCCTGCTGACTACTGAATTTGTGTAGACGGCATTCCCTTAACCTTTGAGTAAATATAACTGTATTCATAAATGAAACTCTTTCCAAGAAATATCATTAACTAAGCATATAACAGTATTTATTATAGCCGCACTACAATGTTTTTACAATGCAGAACTAAAACCCTCAACTGATGCTGATACGGGTATTTAAGAAAAAACCTTAAATATCTATATGAGCACCAGACAGGTACTCAAATAAAAAATATTCCAATGCCCGAAGTGGTCGACCTTAAGGCGGCGGGATACATCAAGAGTCAAATTCACGAATAACCGTGGACTGACCAACGATGTACCCACCGTGCTTTGCCATGCCCATTTTCGGTATCAGAGTCGGTGTGTACCATCACATCGGCTCTTTTTGTGTCCCTGCCGCCGACCATTCGGGAGGAAAGAAAGGCAGGGACTTTATGAGAAAGTTCAAAACAGCGGAAGAAAACCGCACAAATTACATCTATTACACAGCAGAAGGAAAGCAGATCGTTATCAAGCCAGGTATGACGGACGCAGATGGCAGAGAAGTAACAGAAAAATTGATTACCATTCTTCACGGCCTAGATGATGAAGAAGTTGATGAAAATCGTAGAGAGGAATACAAGTGTCCGGTTCATTACGATGCTTACCGTGATGGGGACGGTGAAGATGCGGATGACCGAAACCCTTACCTTGCGGACTTAGAGGCAGGTCCTTTGGAACAGATGCTTACATCCATTGATGAGCAGGAGCATTCCGAAAAGATAGAAAGACTCAAGGCAGCCCTTTCTACTCTTACGGACCTGCAGAAGGAAACTATTTACAAAAAATTTTACCTGAAGATGACCAATGTGGATATTGCAGCTGAAGAGGGAGTATCTGAGACAGCTATTAGAAATCGTCTGAAAAAGATTTATGCCAATCTCTCGAAAAAAATTTAAAAGCAGGGGGTTCGATTCCCCCCTATTTTTTTGCATATGGACAGAGGGAAGAAACAAAGCCCCTCAGAAAGGAGCTAAGCAATGAAACACAAAGTAAGTATCAACATTGCAAAACCAGGCAGTATACCAACTCAGGTTGTAAGAAGCGGTAAGGTGCAGATTCGAAAGAAACTGCTCGACTTCCTCTTCGGACAGAACATGAATGTCCTTGTCTTATCCCCTGGGGATACGGTGCAGACTGTCGAGATTAGAGAAGTAAAGGAAGGAGGTGAGTAGTGTGGATAACAAAAAGTACAACTTATTTCTTGATACAGTAAGGATTATGAGGTCACTAGCAGATGTCTTTGAAGCAATTGCATTTACATATAAAGATGCAAATGTAGTAGAAGCTGATGCCAAGGTCATCGATGCACAGGAAGTAAAGGAACTTCCGGGTGAAAAGGAAGTAACTCTAGAAGATGTACGTGCGGTTTTGGGTCAGAAGAGTCAGGCTGGTATGACTGCTGAAGTGAGAGAACTAATCATCAAACACGGCGGCACCAGATTATCTGACATTGATCCGGCGGAGTACAAGGCACTCCTTAAGGAGACGGAGGTGCTTGGAAATGAGTAATCATGCTTTTCTTTCACCTTCAGGTTCTCATAGGTGGCTTAACTGTACACCAAGTGCAATGCTTGAATCTGAGTTTCCGGGTGGCACAAGTTCAGCAGCTGAAGAGGGTACTGCAGCTCATGCATTTTGTGAACACAAGTTAAAGAAGGCACTTTACAAAAGAAGCAAAAGACCTGTCTCTGATTACGATAGTGATGAGATGCAGGAGTACACCGATTGTTATGTGGAATATGTGCTGAAGCAACTTGAAATTGCAAAGCAGATCTGCAAAGACCCGATGGTGCTGATTGAACAGAAAGTAGACTTCTCGGAGTTTGTTCCGGATGGCTACGGCACGGCAGACTGCATCATCGTATCGGATGATACACTGCAGATTATTGACTTCAAGTACGGTCTCGGAGTTTTGGTTAATACTGAAAGGAATACTCAGCTTATGTGTTATTCCATTGGTGCCCTGAACATCTTTGACAGCCTTTATGACATCAAGGAAGTTACTATGCATATCTTTCAGCCAAGAAGGGAGAATGTACAAAGCTGGACAATCCCCGTAGAAGAACTGAAGTTATGGGCAGAAACCGAACTGAAACCTAAGGCAGAGATGGCACTGAAAGGTGAGGGAGATTATCACACTGGTGAGTGGTGTCAGTTCTGCAGGGCAGCAGTCCGCTGCAGAGCCAGGGCAGAAGAAAAACTTCATCTTGCACAGGAAGAGTTTAAAATGCCACCGCTTCTTACCGATTCAGAAATTGAAGAAGTGCTGACCATCCTACCAGACCTTACCAAATGGGCAGATGCCATTCTAGCTTATGCTACCGATGCAGCAGTAAACCACGGTAAGGAGTGGAAAGGATTCAAGGTTGTTGAAGGTAGATCCGTCCGTAAGTATAAGGATGAGGAGATGGTTGCACAAGCAGCCAAAGACCACGGCTTTACTGATATCTATCGTCATAGCCTTCTTACTATGACGGATATGCAGAAGCTGATGGGAAAGAAACAATTTGAAACTATCCTTGGGAATCTCATTGTAAAACCTAAGGGTAAGCCGACCTTAGTCCCGATAACGGATAAGCGTCCGGCAATAAACGTAGCAAATGCCAAAAACGAATTTAAACAGGAGGATTAATATTATGGCTATTTCTAATAAAACAAAAGTAATCACAGGTGTAAACACTCGTCTCTCATATTTTCATGGTTGGGAGCCAACTAGCATTAACAATGGTCCTGAGAGATATTCCGTATCAGTACTTATCCCAAAGTCTGATACTGAGACAGTAAAGGCTATCAACGAAGCTATCGATGCTGCAATTGAAGAAGGGGTTGCAAAGTTTGGTGGTAAGAAGCCTAATAAGGCCGCTATTAAACTCCCTCTTCGTGATGGAGATACCGAACGTGATGATGAAGCCTACAAGGGTCACTATTTCATCAATGCTAATAGTACAACGCCACCTCAGATTGTAGATAAGTATGTGAAACCTATCCTTGATAGAAGTGAAGTGTATTCTGGCTGTTATGCCCGTGTTTCTCTTAACTTCTATGCATTTAACTCTAACGGGAATAAGGGTGTAGCTTGCGGTCTTGGAAACATCCAGAAGATCCGTGATGGTGAGAGTCTTGGTGGTAGAAGCTCTGCAGCAGATGATTTTAGCACCGTAGCTGATGATGATTTCCTTTCTTAATCTATATATCGGTGGTTGGTGGGATAACTGCCACCTGCCACATTTGAAAAATATGAGGTGAACGTATGAACGAATTATATGAATTTGCATCCAGGGTTAATACACTAGTACTTTTCTATTTGATTATCGGACTTAGTATCAATGGGATATTTTACATCATCAAGAAATTGGTAAAGTTCATTGTAAAAAAGGTAAAGTCTTTTAGGCTTAAAAGAAAGCAGAAAAAGTAGCTAGAAGAGACAGATAATAAAACTGAGGAATAAAAATTGGCAGGCGGTAAGGGTAGGTTTCCTTTACCGCCTTTGCCATAGGAAGGAGAAAAATGAAAAGTTTGAGCATAGATATAGAAACATATTCAAGCGTGAGTCTTCAGAAAGCAGGAGTCTATAAATACGCAGAAAGTCCTGACTTCGATATTCTTTTGTTTGGATATAGCGTGGATGGTGGTGATGTGAATGTAGTAGATCTTGCTTTAGGAGAAAAAATCCCTGTAGAAATCATTACTGCCTTATCGGATGAGTCCATTACTAAGTGGGCTTTCAATGCACAATTTGAAAGAGTGTGTCTCTCTAATTACCTGGGGGAATGGCTTTCACCTGAAAGTTGGCACTGTACGATGGTTTGGTCAGCAACTCTAGGCCTACCACTTTCACTAGAGGGAGTAGGTTCTGTACTTGGACTTGAGAAGCAGAAACTGATCAAAGGGAAAAGCCTTATTAAATATTTCTGCATTCCATGTGCTCCTACCAAAGTAAATGGTGGAAGGACAAGAAATTTACCACAGCATGATAGGGAAAAGTGGGAGGATTTTAAAGCATACAATCTTCGAGATGTTGAGACTGAAATGAGTATCCAAAAGAAACTATCTCGTTTTCCAGTGTCAGACTTTATCTGGGATGAATATCATCTTGACCAAGAAATAAATGACCGTGGCATTGGTCTTGATATGACCTTTGTAGAGCAGGCTATTTCTATTGATGGCAAAATCCGTGAGGAACTTACGAAGGATCTAAAGGAACTCACTGCCCTTGAAAATCCTAATTCTGTAATACAGATGAAAGGGTGGCTATCAGATAACGGACTTGAGATGGACAGTTTAGGTAAGAAGGTAGTTGCAGAAACTATAAAAACAGCATCAAAGCATTTAGCGGATGTTCTTTCCCTTCGTCAGCAACTTGCAAAGAGTAGTGTAAAAAAATATACCGCTATGCAGACCGCGGTGTGTAAGGATTCCAGGGCGAGAGGAATGTTTCAGTACTATGGTGCCAATAGAACTGGGAGGTTTGCCGGACGCATCATACAACTACAAAATCTTCCACAAAACCATATGTCTGATCTAAAAGAAGCAAGGAGTCTTGTAAGAAGTGGAAATTATGATGCTCTCGAGCTTCTCTATGATGATATTCCAGATACGCTTTCACAGCTTATCCGTACAGCCTTTGTTCCGCAAGATGGAAGAAAGTTTATCGTGGCGGACTTTTCTGCCATTGAAGCAAGAGTTCTCGCCTGGCTTGCGGGTGAAAAATGGAGAATGCAGGTTTTTGCTGAAGGTAAGGATATCTACTGCTCTTCAGCATCGCAGATATTTAAAGTACCTGTTGAAAAACATGGTATAAATGGTCATCTTCGCCAGAAAGGTAAAATTGCAGAACTTGCTCTTGGTTATGGTGGATCTGTAGGAGCCCTTAAAAGCATGGGAGCATTAGAAATTGGACTTAACGAAGATGAACTCCAGCCTCTTGTTAATGCCTGGAGAAATTCAAATCCAATGATAACGGCTTTATGGTGGGATATAGATAGATCTGTAAAGACTACAGTAAGGGAGCATATTTCAACAGAGGTAGCAGGGCTTAGATTCACCTATGAAAGTGGATTTTTATTTATCAGACTTCCTTCAGGAAGAAGGCTTGCCTATGTGAAACCTCGCATGGGAGTTAATCAGTTTGGAAGTGAATCTGTAACCTATGAAGGGATAGGAGCAACAAAGAAGTGGGAGAGACTTGAAAGTTACGGTCCGAAATTTACGGAAAATGCAGTTCAGGCTATAGCAAGAGATATTCTCATGTTTGCTATGCAGACCTTACGTAACTGTAGCATTGTAGCTCATGTCCATGATGAAGTAATTATCGAAGCCGATAGAAGGGTGAGCCTTGATGCGGTGTGTGAGCATATGGGAAGAACTCCACCTTGGGCAAAGGGGTTACTTCTTCGTGCCGATGGGTACGAGTGTGATTTTTATAAAAAAGATTAAAAAATAGGGGTTCGATTTTACCGAATTCTTCGCTTATAGGCAGAAGGAATAGTCCTTCTGTCTATTTCATTTTAAGGAGGATTCGGTAATGAACGAATTAGTAAAAATCAATTTTGACGGTGAGCATCCTAGCGTAAGTGGACGTGATCTTCATAAGGCACTTGGCATTGATACCAGGTATAACGATTGGTTCAAGCGTATGTGCGATTATGGTTTTTCTGAAGGCACAGACTTTTACTCAATTTTGAGTAAACCCTCTGCGGGAGGAAGACCTGCAACGGATCATATGCTTTCTATCGATATGGCAAAGCAGCTTTGCATGATTCAAAGAACTGATATTGGCAAGAAATTCCGCCAGTATTTTATCCAAGTAGAAGAGGCATGGAACTCACCAGAAGCTGTAATGGCAAGAGCTCTTCAGATGGCAAATCGCACTTTGGAAAATGTGATGCATAAGAATAAAGAGTTGGAATGTACTATTGCAATCCAGACTCAGCAAATTTCTGAAATGCGCCCAAAGGTTAGCTATTACGATGTTGTACTTCAGTGCAAGGATCTAGTAGCTATCTCCGTTATTGCAAAGGATTATGGGTGGAGTGCAAACCGTATGAACAGATATCTTCATGAAAGAGGAGTTCAGTATAAGCAGGGCGGCATTTGGCTTATCTATCAAAAGTATGCCGAAATGGGCTACACCAATACCAAAACATACTCTGTTCCAGATAATGATGGAAAACCACATAATCGTGTTCATACTTATTGGACGCAGGCGGGAAGACTTTTCATCTATGACCTCTTAAAGTCTGATGGAATTACACCTCTCATTGAACAGGAGGTGTAGCAGGTATGGATAGGATGAAAAAAGAAGCATTCAAACCTCTTGTATATATCTGCAGTGCCTATGCCGGTGATGTGGGAAGGAACACTGAAATGGCAAAGAAGTACTGCAGGTTTGCACTAAAGCAAAGAGCACTACCAATTGCTATGCATTTAATGCTCCCACAATTCATGGATGATAACAAGCCAGACGAAAGAGGAAGGGCAATGTTTATCAATAGCATTGTCCTTGGAAAATGTAATGAACTTTGGGTGTTTACGGATGGAGAAATATCTTCTGGAATGCAGGATGAGATTGATACGGCTAAAAGAAGAAAACAGACCGTCAGATGGTTTAACACAAAGTGTGAGGAGGTTTCCCATGATTGATTTTACTCTTTATACGGCAGATACCTCTGGGATAGTTCCAACTGCGTTTATCCAAATAAGATGCATATTACAGATTCCGCATCATTTGTTGATGCTATTAAGCATGACCATGTTTGTGCTCTATATAAAAATAATTACCGCAGTAACAATAATTTCATATCAACAGATGTCCTTCCAATGGACTGTGATAATGACCACTCTGAAGATTCTAAAGACTGGATTTATCCACTGGATGTGGTGATGGCTTTTCCGGAAGTTCCTTTTATTGCAAGTTTCAGCAGAAACAATATGAAAATCAAAAATGGCAAGGATGCAAGACCGAAGTTTCATGTCTATTTTCCAATACCTACTATGACAGATGGGAAAGCATATGCTGACCTAAAGAAACGCATTCAGGAATTCTTCCCATATTTTGATGAAGATGCCCTGGGTGAGGCTCGATTCTTTTATGACACCGATTCACCGGATGTTGAGGTATATGACGGAACTAGCAATGTGGCTGATTTTATGAATCATGATGATTTCGCAGACTTTGATGCTAGAACGGAGGAAATCAGTGAAGGCAGTAGAAATAGTACTATGAGCCATATTGCAGGGAAACTCATCAAAAGGTATGGAACAACGGACGATGCTCATGCCATTTTCATGAAGACAGCAGAAAAATGTAATCCACCTCTTTCTGACCTGGAACTAGATAGAATATGGCATTCAGCTACCAAGTTTGGTCATAAAGTTTCAGGACAAGACGGTTATATCGACCCGAAGGTATATAACTCAGACTGCGTATTAAAGCCGGATGACTTTTCTGATGTTGGACAGGCTAGAGTGCTTGCAAGAGAGTATGCAGGGAAGCTTCGCTTTTCACCATCTACTGATTACATGGTCTATAACGGTAGCTACTGGGAAGAAACAGCCCCAAAGTCACAGGGCATTTCCCAGGAACTTACGGAGAGACAGCTTGAGGAGGCTGAAGCTGAAATCACAAAAGCAATGGATGAGATGAATAAAAATGGTGCAATGGAAATTCTTGTTGCAATGGGTCCAAAGAAAGCACAAGCAGCATTTAACCGCCAGCAAGCACATTCTTTTGAAATGTATGAAAATGCTCTGAATTACAAGAAGTATGCCATCAAACGCCGTGATTCCAAGTACATCGCATCCACCTTAAAAGAAGCAAGACCCATGCTTGAGATAGAGCAAAGATACCTTGATGCAGATGAGTTTCTTCTTAATAGTCCATCCGGAACTATCGACCTTAGAAAAGGAGTTAGAAGTCTTCGTGAGCATAATCCGGAAGATTATATTACCAAGCAAACAACGGTTGATCCTAGTAATGAAGGGTTGGATTTATGGCAGGATGCTTTGAATACATTTTTCCAAGAAGATGAATCTCTTATCGACTATGTACAGAAAATTGTAGGTCTATCAATTGTAGGAAAGGTCTATGTGGAAGCTCTCATCATAGCCTATGGTGAAGGAAGAAACGGCAAGAGTACTTTTTGGAATGTGATATCTAGAGTCCTTGGCACCTATAGCGGAAATATCTCTGCCGATATGCTAACGGTCGGATGCAGGAGAAATGTAAAGCCGGAACTTGCAGAAGCGAAGGGTAAGAGACTGCTTATTGCTGCAGAACTTGAGGAAGGTAAGAGACTTAACACATCCAGTGTAAAACAGCTCTGCTCAACGGACGAGATTTATGCGGAGAAGAAATATAAAGATCCATTCTCCTATGTTCCTACTCATACGCTTGTGCTTTATACAAACCATCTGCCAAAAGTTGGTGCAATCGATAAAGGAATCTGGAGAAGACTTATTGTTATTCCTTTTAATGCAAAGATTGAAGGAAACTCTGACATCAAAAACTATGCGGATTATCTGTATGAGAAAGCAGGAGCTGCAATCCTTTCCTGGATTATAGAGGGAGCAAAGAACGTCATTAAAGATGAATTCCATATCACCCCTCCGGAAAAAGTAAAAGAGGCAATTGGAAATTATAAAGGGAACAATGACTGGCTTGGAGCATTTATTGATGAATGCTGTGAAGTGGATAATACCTATGTTGCAAAGTCAGGGGAGTTCTACAACGAGTACCGCCTGTATTGCCTAAGGGTGGGTGAGTTTATTCGTAGTTCTGCAGATTTCTACACAGCTATTGAAGCCTTAGGTTTTGAGAGATACAGAGATAGAAATGGCAGATATGTTAAAGGCATAAGGCTGAAATCAGAGTTTGAAATGGAATCTTAAAAGCTATGGTGTCACTAGATGACAAGTTATTACCTAACTTTTCTATAGAGGTTAAAAAATAAGTATATAGAAAAGTTAAGAAAAAACCTGTCAAGGCATGACACTACCCAATATTAAGCCGTGATGGAGGTGCGGATGTGAGAGAAAGAGATATTGAGCAGGCCCTTGTCCGTTCCGTTAGGAAAGCAGATGGGCTTTGTCTCAAATTTAGCTGTTCAGGAATGAACGGTGTGCCGGATAGATTGGTACTTCTCCCTGGTGGGAAATGTGCATTTGTAGAATTAAAGACTCCCGGTAAAAAGCCGAGACCATTACAGATAAAACGAATGAAACAAATAAGTGCTCTTGGAATTTCCTGTTTTGTGATTGATGGGATAGAGCAGATTGGAGGTGTAATTGATGAAATATCATCCCCATGATTATCAAAGATATGCAACGAATTTTATATTAGAACATCCAGTAGCAGCGGTACTTCTTGAAATGGGACTTGGTAAGAGTGTATGTACTTTGACTGCTATCTATGAACTTATGCTAAATCGATTTGAAGTGGAGAGTGTTCTTGTAATTGCTCCTCTTCGTGTGGCTAGAGATACTTGGCCTATAGAGATTGAAAAGTGGGATAACTTAAAAGAACTAAGCTATTCGGTGGTGATAGGAACAGAAGCTGAAAGGATAGCGGCTTTAAATAGATCAGTTCACATCTATCTCATTAACCGAGAAAATGTAGACTGGCTTATTACAAAAAGTGGTGTTCCTTTTGACTTCGATATGGTTGTCATTGATGAACTTTCATCATTTAAGTCAGCATCGGCTAAAAGGTTTAAGAGCCTCTTAAAAGTAAGACCAAAGGTAAAAAGGATAGTGGGGCTAACAGGTACACCATCCAGTAACGGGCTTATGGATTTATGGGCAGAGTTTCGAATCCTAGATATGGGTCAAAGGCTTGGCAGGTACATTACACATTATAGAAATATGTTCTTTGTACCGGATAAAAGAAATCAACAGATGATCTTTTCATATAAGCCAAAGCCTGGTGCAGAAAAACTTATATATAAGCTGATTTCAGATATTACGATTTCCATGAAATCAGTAGACTATCTCAAAATGCCAGAATGCGTGATAAACGAAGTTCCAGTAATACTTTCTGAAAAGGAGCGATTGGTTTATGAAAAGATGCGTGAAGAGATGGTCATTTCCCTTGAGGGGGAAGAGATAGACGCAGTAAACGCAGCGGCATTATCTGGAAAACTACTACAGATGGCAAATGGTGCAGTCTATACCGAGGATAAAGAAATCATTAAAATCCATGACAAAAAGCTTGATGCCTTGGAAGATCTTATTGAAGGAGCCAATGGCAAGCCTGTTCTTGTTGCTTATTGGTATAAACATGACCTAAAAAGGATAAAAGAAAGATTCAAGGTTCGTGAAATAAAGACATCAAAGGATATTAAGGACTGGAATAACGGTGATATCCCTGTGGCCGTTATACATCCAGCTAGTGCAGGTCACGGGTTAAACCTACAGAGCGGTGGAAGTACTCTCATATGGTTTGGTCTTATCTGGTCACTCGAACTTTATCAGCAGACCAATGCAAGACTTCACCGACAAGGCCAGACAGATACAGTTATTATCCACCACATCATTACTAGGGAAACCATCGATGAAGATGTGATGAAGGCCTTAAGGCTCAAGGAGAAAACGCAAGCGAGTTTGATTGATGCTGTAAAGGCAAGGCTTGGAGGTGGTGCCTATGACAGCTAAAGAATATTTACAAAAAATAGGAAGAATGGAATCCTACATTCAAAGTAAAAAAGAACGCTTGGCCGTCCTTAAAGAAATGAGTAGTGGCATTTCATCTCCAAAGTTTGATGATATGCCTAGAAATCCGAATAAAGGAAGGTCCAGGCTGGAAGAGACGGTCATCAAGTATTTAGACCTTGAACAGGAGATAAGGGAAGATGAAGAAAGGCTAGAACATGAAAAGTTATATCTTTTAGAAGCAATCGGTAGCATAGAAAAACCAGAATACCAGACCATTTTGATTTGCAGATACTTTAAGCACCAGTCCTGGGATGATATAGCAAACAGCCTATTTTATACAAAGAGGTGGCTTTATTCCATTCATGGATGTGCTTTAGAAAAGCTTGATGAAGAATTAGGGAAAAGAGTTCACTCGAATTCACCTGAGTTCACCTCAGTTCATCTATAAGTCACTTCGGAAGTATGAGATACTTATACTAGCAAAATAGATTAAGTACTAAGCCTTGAGAGAGAAATCTTTCAGGGCTTTTCTTATGCCAAAAAGGAGGTGGAAGGTTTGCCAAGAAAACCAAAGCGTCCATGTTCTTACCCTGGATGTCCTAACTTAACTGATGGCAGGTTTTGTGAAAAACATCAAAAGGAGGAGAACAAACGCTACGAGAAGTACGACAGGGATCCTGCTGTACGCCGTAGATATGGCAGGGTTTGGAAAAGAGTAAGAGACGCTTATGTTAAGGAGCATACATTTTGTGAGGAGTGCTTTAAGAAAGGAATTATCGTTCCAGTAGAAGAAGTACATCACATCAAACCCCTTTCTGAAGGTGGAAATCATAACAAAAGTAATTTGATATCTTTATGCAAATCGTGTCATGCAAGAATTCATGCCAAAAGAGGAGACCGTTGGAATAAAAAAAGTCACCATTAAGGCGACTTGTATTTTTGGAGTGCACGGGATTTGCACCCGCCAACCTAGACTCAATGTTGAGCTTGTTTGATAAATAAGAACCCTTTTAGACTGGACACTCCAGCTAGGTTATCACACCACGTTCTAAAAGTTTTATACATCATAGTTTTTTCCTCGTAAGTAATAACAAGTTGCAAGTAACATACAAAGAGTGACGCTAATTCCGTAGGTAACATATTTAGAGCAAACCAGCCGACCAACATTTGCAAAAAGATACATTAAAGATATATATTTTTGCAAATGTTGATATTGAAAGTATACCACAAAATTTGGTAGGGGGATAGTAATCTCTACGAACCTATCCCTTGGGGAACGGGCGTGGGGTCTCACGCACAAAAAGAGAGGTTCAAACAGGGTATTAAAGAAAGTAAAAATTTAAGGAGTGATAATTTGGCTAAAGACGGAACATATAGAGGAGGAAGAAGGGTCAGAGCAGGAGATAAGCCAAAACCAGTAGCTGAAAAAATACAAGCTGGTGAAATGGTAAAGATACTAGCAAATGATATACCAGATGAATACTACGCAGAACTGGAATCTGTGGATTTACCAGAAGGGGTAGACCTTGAAGGCTTGGATATGCCCAAACCAAGTGAGTATCTATCTGCTAAGCAAAAGAGTGGGATTCCGCTTGGAGCAGACCGCATATATAAAGAAACATGGCAGTGGCTAAAGGAAAGAAAATGCGAAAAACTCGTAAACAAAAGATTGATTGAATCTTATTCACAAGCATTTGCTAGATATATTCAGTGTGAAGAAGCAATCAGTAGGTACGGAATGCTTGGAAAACATCCAACCACCGGAGGTGTGATTGCATCTCCATTTATACAGATGTCTAGTCAGTTTCAAAAGACAGCGAACCTAATTTGGTATGAGATTTATGACATTGTAAAGCAAAATAGTACAGAAATTTTTGAAGAAGAAAGTAATGATCCCATGGAAAGATTACTGAGAGGAGGAAGGTAGAAAATGATAGAAAAAGTAAATCCAATGCATCCTGATAAAATAGCAGATAGGATAGCAGGTGCAATAGTAGATTTAGCATATAAGACAAATGACAACCCTAAGGTTGCAGTTGAAGTGTTAATTGGACATGGTGTCTGCCATGTTATTATAGAAACAACAGAAAAACTCTATCAGGAGCCAATTGAAAAAATCATTCATCGTATCGCAGGTGATGTGAAGGTAGATATTGTGATTGTTCCTCAAGATGTACATTTGACAAACAATCAAAAGAACAAGGTGCGCTGTGGTGATAATGGTATCTTTAAGGGAGTGCCTTTAACAGATGAACAGAAGGAACTATCAAAAATAGCAAGAGAAATATATAATAAATATCCGTATGATGGTAAGTATATCTTAGATGAAACAAGGCTGATTATTTGTCAGAGTAATGCTAAAACATTTGAGCTTAGAGAAACCTATCCCTATGCAGAAGTAAATCCACTAGGAGATTGGACTGGTGGAACTGATGTAGATACAGGAGCTACCAATAGAAAACTTGGGTCAGATATGGCAGACTCCGTAACTGGTGGAGGACTTCATGGGAAAGACTTGTCAAAGGCCGATGTATCTGTAAACATTTATGCTTTCCTAAAAGCACAGGAGATGGGAGAAGAAGTTAAACTTTGCTGTGCAATTGGGGATAGAGAAGTAGACGGTAAGTCTTATGATGAGATAGTAAGACTAGCGAAAGAATATATAGACTCCGTGGGTGGATTTGAAAAATTTGCCGAGTGGGGTCTTTTTTAATGGGAGGAGTTTATGGAAAAAGAAATGCAGTATTATCTAGCAGATATTAATGACCTCATTCCATATATTAGAAACGCCCGTACCCATTCAGAGAGTCAAATTGCTCAGATTGCTGCAAGCATAAAAGAGTTTGGCTTTTTATCTCCGATACTCATAGCGGAAGATAATACAATTTTAGCCGGGCATGGCAGACTTGCAGCAGCTAGGAAACTTGGGCTAACGAAAGTACCATGTGTAAAGGAAAGCCACCTAACTGAAACTCAAAGGCGGGCATATATTATTGCAGACAATAAACTATCACTAAACGCTGGCTGGGATGAAGATATACTTGCGATTGAACTTTCTGAATTACAAGGAGCAGATTTCGATTTAGACCTTTTAGGTTTTGATGAAAGTGAATTTGCCAGTATCTTTGAGGAAGATAAGGAAATAAAAGAGGATGATTTTGATGTTGATGAAGAACTAAATAAACCATGCTTTTCTAAGGCAGGTGATATTTGGACACTTGGAAGACATAGACTTATCTGTGGTGATGCAACTAAAGAAGAAACTTACAAGCGTTTGATGGATGGAAAGAGAGCAAACCTTGTAGTTACAGATCCACCTTACAATGTCAACTATGAGGGCAGTGCAGGTAAGATTAAAAACGATAATATGAATACAGATAAGTTCTATAACTTCTTACTTGATGCCTTTTCTAATATGGAAAAGGTTATGGCAGATGATGCATCTATTTATGTTTTTCATGCAGATACGGAAGGCTTGAATTTTAGAAAAGCATTTAACGATGCAGGATTTTATCTATCGGGCTGTTGCATATGGAAGAAACCATCACTTGTTCTTGGCAGAAGTCCATATCAATGGCAACATGAACCATGTCTATATGGTTGGAAGAAGAAAGGAAAACATCAGTGGTATTCAGGAAGAAAAGAAACCACCATATGGGAATTTGAAAAGTCTAAGAAAAATGCAGAACACCCTACCATGAAACCTATTCCACTGCTCGCATATCCTATTACTAACTCAAGTATGAGTAACACACTTATACTTGATCCATTTGGTGGTAGTGGCAGTACCTTAATTGCTTGTGAGCAAACAGACCGTTCTTGTTATACAATTGAACTTGATGAAAATTTCTGTGATGTAATTGTCAAAAGATATATTGAGCAGGTTGGAACAAATAAAGAGGTATCAGTGTTAAGAGATGGAAAAGAATATCTATATAGCGAGGTGACTGCTGATGAGTAAGGAATTAACTCTTGGCAGTCTCTTTGATGGAAGTGGAGGCTTTCCGCTTGGAGCAAAGCTATTGGGAATTAAACCTATATGGGCATCAGAAATTGAGCCATTTCCCATCAGGGTTACAACAAAAAGAATGCCGGAAGTAAAGCACCTAGGGGATGTATCAGATATTAAAGGCTATGAAATAGAGCCGGTGGATATTATAACTTTTGGTAGTCCCTGTCAGGATATGTCCATAGCAGGGAAAAGAGCGGGACTTAACGGTTCTCGCTCTAATTTATTTTATGAGGCAATAAGAATTATTAAAGAAATGAGGGAGAGGACGAATGGAACAAAACCAAGATACATCATTTGGGAAAATGTCCCAGGGGCATTCTCCTCAAACAAGGGAGAAGACTTTAAAAAAGTGCTTAAAGAAATCTGTGAAATCGAAGGATATCAAATTGATGTACCTAGACCTAACAGGTGGCAAAATGCAGGACTTATCCTGGCAGATGATTTCAGTCTCGCATGGAGGGTATTTGATGCTCAGCACTGGGGAGTCCCCCAGAGAAGAAGACGAATCTATCTTGTCTGCGATTTTAATGGGGAAAGTGCCGGAAAAATATTATTTGAGTCCGAGGGCATGCCTTGGCATCTTGAAAAGAGCAAATGCCCGTGGAAAAGAACTACCGGAGATTCTAAGACTTGCACTAGAAACGGGGTCGAAAACCTGTGCTTAAATGACCAGGGTGATCAAAGGATGGATGTTCATGAAAATAAAAGTGGAACAATTACTGCAAGCGTAGGTAATCATCCACCATTAGTATTTGAAAATCACGGACAGGACTCTAGATTCAAAGGCCCGATTGATATTAGTAATACTATAGGAGCAAGTCTTGGAACCGGTGGAAATAATCAACCTTTTGTAGTCGAAGATAAAGTGGATATATTTGATGTCAGAATCACTTCAGAAAATACAAAGAATCATAGAGCAAATATCTATGAAACGGATGTTGCTAGGACTATAAATACGGGTTTAAATTCACCGGATGCTAATCAAGGTGGTCTTGCTATTGTTTATTCAACAAGTAAAAATTCGCATCATACTGAGGCAGTAGAAAATTTAGCGAATACTTTAGTAGCAAGCGATTATAAAGATCCTCCAGTTGTTAATGATATGGAAGGTAAAAAATATATTGTACGAAGACTTACACCAAAGGAATGTGGAAGACTTCAAGGGTTTCCAGATGGTTGGTGCGGTGGACTTGAAACAGAAAATCCGACTGATGAAGAATTAGACTTTTGGACTGAAGTCTTTGAAACATATAGAAGAGTTGTAACGAAAGCTACTAAGCCAAAAAGTGAAAAACAGATAAGAAAGTGGCTTAAAAACCCTCATACTGATTCAGCCGAATATAAGATGTGGGGTAATGGTGTAGCACTTCCTAATGTCTGTTTTGTACTTGCAGGAATTGCTCATTTTTATTTTGAAAAAAGTACAGAAATGACTTGCTATTTACAGCCTTTAGAGTGATATATGTACATACCAAATTAGAGGAGGTAAAAAGCATGGAATTAAAGTATGAAATGAAAGGTGCTGAAAGAAAAAAGTTAGTTCAGGCAATTGAAGATTTAACCGGATACAAAGGCAAATACCTGGGAATGCCAAGTGCAGCATATGAGATTGGCGCATTTACTGTAAGTAAAGAAGGAACGGTTTCATCAAAGGCAGATGAAAACCTAGAAGATCTTGAAAAAATTTTAGCGGGTGATTATGGGATAGACCTTCCACAAAGGGAGACTGTGGCCACACAGGGGCTTACAGTGGCAATTCCAAGAGATAAGGTAAATTTATCCAAGCTAGAAAAAATCTTTGAAAACAAGGGCGATTTAATCAAAAAGGCACTAGGAGTTACAAGTCTTGAAATAGAGGAAGATGAAGAAAAATTAAGTTTTCCTTGGTTTGAAAATATCGATAGCGAATACCTAATGACATATACAAAATTCATTGCAGCACTTTGTAAGATGAGCATGAATGCTAAACGCATCAACGATTCTTCCAAAGAAGTTATAAATGAAAAATATGCCTTTAGATGTTTTCTTTTAAGGCTTGGTTTTATCGGAGAAGAGTTTAAGAAGGACAGAAAAATACTTCTTGAAAAGCTTTCTGGATCATCAGCATTTAGAAATGGAGGTAATGAAGATGAGATTTCCAAGTAGAGATATTGTAGAGAGGATAAGGAAAAGATATCCAATAGGAACTAGAGTGGAACTTGTCTTTATGGATGATATTCAGGCACCACCAGTAGGTACAAAAGGAACGGTAAGAGGTGTTGATGATATTGGTTCCATTATGGTTTCTTGGGACAACGGAAGTAGCCTAAGTGTAGCTTATGGTGAAGATTCCTGCAGGAGGATTTCAGATGAACGATAAAACAAAGGAACAAATTCTTGTCATCAGAAATACAGGAATCACAAATATGTTTGACATAATAGCTGTTCAAAGAATCGCCTTTGACATGGACTTTTATGAACTTGTAGATTTTCTTGAAACCGATAGAAAGGCTTATGTTGATTTCATTATTTATGGAAAATAAACTACATTTATCCCCAAATTTGACTTGCTATTATGTGCTTTTAGAGTGATATATAGTACTACCAAAAGCAAAGGAGATAAAGAAAATGAACAAGATGACAGAGCTAGCTAAAGAGTACAGAATACCAACATTGGCGACTCCCGAAGATTTAGAAACTAGATGGGGGAAGATTATAACCTTTGGAGATAGGTTGATCCTTATTGGGCACTATTATCATCCAGATGGAAATTGCTACTTTGCAGCAGTTTATGAATTCCTAGATGATGACCATACATGCGAAGGTTTTATTGGACTTAGGGAAGTCAGTGACAAAAGATTTGAAGACGATGGGCATGCCATAGAGTGGGCATTGAATCAAAACTAAAACAAGAGAGTTTCAGAGCTTAGGCTCTGTTTCTCGTAGTAGCAGCCGAGGGGCTGTATTTTTTTATGACATAACAGAAATCTTTGATTTCGTTGTAGGTCAGATATCACATCGTTTCAAATCTGTGATTTGTCAAAATGCGATTATTCTTAGAAGGAGGGATAGCATTGGCAAAGTATAAGACAACTAAATTCAAAGAGAAGGACTCCGTTTATAATAAAGAGCATGCAGATTATGCGGTAAACTTTATCGAATGTCTATCCCATACAAAAGGTACATGGGCAGGTAAGCCATTTAAATTACTCCCTTGGCAAGAACAGATTATAAGAGATTTATTTGGAGTGATTAAACCAAACGGATATAGGCAGTTTAATACAGCATATATTGAAATCCCAAAGAAAATGGGAAAATCAGAGCTTGCAGCTGCTGTCGCTTTACTTCTTTGTTGTGGTGATGGTGAGGAAAGAGCTGAAGTATATGGCTGCGCTGCTGATAGACAGCAGGCAACCATTGTATTTGATGTTGCTGCAGATATGGTAAGGATGTGTCCTGCCTTAAATAAAAGAGTGAAGATACTAACCTCTCAAAAAAGAATTGTATTTCAACCAACAAATAGCTTTTATCAAGTGCTATCAGCTGAAGCATACTCCAAGCATGGTTTTAATATCCATGGGGTAGTGTTTGATGAGCTTCATACTCAGCCAAATAGAAAACTGTTTGATGTTATGACAAAGGGGTCAGGAGATGCCAGAACCCAGCCCTTATATTTCCTTATAACTACAGCAGGAACAGATACACACTCAATCTGCTATGAAACCCATCAAAAGGCCAAGGATATTTTAGAAGGAAGGAAAATAGATCCTACCTTTTATCCTGTGATTTATGGAGCAGATGAAGGAGATGATTGGACAGATCCTAAGGTTTGGAAGAAAGCAAATCCATCTTTAGGGGTGACGGTTGGAATTGATAAAGTAAAGGCTGCCTGTGAATCTGCTAAGCAAAATCCAGGTGAGGAGAACTCCTTTAGACAGCTAAGACTAAACCAGTGGGTAAAACAAGCTATCAGATGGATGCCAATGGATAAGTGGGATGCTTGTTCTTTTGCAGTAGATGAAGAGAAATTAGAAGGAAGAGTTTGCTATGGAGGACTTGACCTTTCATCTACAACGGATATTACAGCCTTTGTTTTAGTCTTCCCACCGATAGATGAGGAAGATAAATTTGTGATACTTCCATATTTTTGGTTACCGGAAGAAACTCTGGAGTTAAGGGTTAAGCGAGACCATGTTCCATATGATATTTGGGAAAGGCAAGGGTACATTCAGACAACAGAAGGAAATGTAGTTCACTATGGATATATAGAAAGCTTTATAGAAAAGCTGGGAGAAAGATTTAATATCAAAGAGGTTGCTTTTGATAGATGGGGTGCTGTTCAAATGGTTCAAAACTTAGAAAATATGGGATTTACCGTAGTTCCTTTTGGACAGGGATTTAAGGATATGTCTCCGCCGACTAAGGAATTAATGAAACTAACACTGGAGCAGAAACTTGCTCATGGTGGGCATCCTGTTCTTAGATGGAATATGGATAATATATTTATTAGGACAGACCCTGCAGGAAATATCAAAGCAGATAAGGAAAAGTCCACAGAAAAAATTGATGGTGCGATTGCTACCATCATGGCACTTGATAGAGCAATTAGGTGTGGTAATTCTAATACTGAAAGTGTATATGACAGTAGGGGTATTTTATTTATGTAGGAGGAAGAGATGGGAATATTAGGCGGATTATTCAAAAGTCGTGATAAGCCAATGAATAGAACAAATGGAAGTGCATATAGTTTTTTAATGGGCGGTTCTTCTTCTGGTAGAAGAGTGAATGAAAGGTCTGCTATGCAGATGACTGCAGTATACAGTTGTGTTCGTATTTTATCTGAAGCAGTTGCAAGTTTGCCACTTCATGTGTATCTTAGGACCGACACAGGAACTGAAAAAGCAATAGAGCACCCGTTATATAAGGTGCTGCACGATGAACCAAATCCTGAAATGACAAGTTTCGTTTTTAGAGAAACTATGATGACACATTTACTCCTTTGGGGTAATGCCTATGCCCAGATTATCAGAAATGGTAAGGGTGAAGTTTTAGGACTTTATCCGCTTATGCCGGATAGGATGAAAGTGAATAGAGATGATAAGGGCCAAATTTACTATGAATATTTTGTAAGTGATTCAGATGCAGGAACAGAAAAACAAGGGATTGTTAAGTTAAACGGGTCAGATGTTCTTCATATTCCTGGACTTGGATTTGATGGGCTTGTTGGCTATTCACCTATTGCAATGGCTAAAAATGCCATAGGCATGGCAATTGCAACAGAAGAATATGGAGCTAAATTTTTTGCTAATGGGGCAACACCAAGTGGAATTTTAGAATATCCTGGAACAGTAAAAGATCCTGAGGCTATGAGGGAAAGCTGGTCTAAAGGTTTTTCAGGAGGGAATAGCCATAAGATAGCGATTTTGGAAGAAGGAATGAAGTACACACCGATTTCCATTTCTCCAAATGAAGCACAGTTTTTAGAAACAAGAAAATTTCAAATCAATGAGATAGCTAGGATTTTCAGAGTACCACCTCATATGGTAGGTGACCTTGAGAAGTCTAGCTTTTCTAATATCGAACAGCAATCTCTAGAGTTTGTGAAGTACACTCTTGATCCTTGGGTAGCAAGATGGGAGCAAGCAATTGTCAGAAGGCTTTTTACTGAAGATGAAAAGAAAAAGTACTATGTCAAATTCAATGTTGATGGACTCCTTCGTGGAGATTACCAATCAAGAATGAATGGTTATGCTATCGGCAGACAAAACGGATGGATGTCTGCCAATGATATTAGAGAACTAGAAAACCTTGACCGTATTCCTAGTGAAGAAGGAGGGGATTTATATCTCATAAATGGAAATATGCTCCCACTAAACCGTGCCGGAGCATTTGCAGGTAATGAAGGGGAGGAGGAAGAACCTAATGAAGAAGTTTTGGAAGTGGAAGAACAGGGTGAAAAACCAAAACGAAGAGGAGGTGACAGAACGCATCCTATTCCTTAATGGAACGATAGCTGAAGAATCTTGGTTTGATGATGATGTAACACCACAGCTTTTCAAAGATGAGTTAAATAAGGGGAATGGAAACATTACTGTTTGGATTAACTCTCCAGGAGGCGACTGTGTAGCAGCAGCTCAAATCTACAATATGCTAATCGACTATAAAGGTGATGTCACAGTCAAGATTGATGGTATAGCAGCAAGTGCTGCATCTGTTATTGCAATGGCAGGTACAAAGGTTTTAATGAGTCCGGTATCCATGCTAATGATCCATAATCCTATGACCATTGCTTTTGGAAATAAGGGCGAGATGGAAAAAGCTATCGCTATGCTTGATGAGGTAAAAGAGTCAATCATCAATGCTTATGAAATTAAGACCGGACTGTCAAGAGCAAAATTATCTCATCTAATGGATTCAGAAACATGGATGGATGCTAATAAAGCTGTAGAGCTTGGTTTTGCAGATGACATCTTAAAAAGAAGTGAAGCTAATGACATGGAAATTCCACAGGTTTCTATGATGTATCAGGAGGCACAGGTTGTAAATTCACTGATGGATAAGATTGCTTCTAAATGCAAGATAGAGAATAAAGAAACAAACAAAGGCATCAAGGCGGACGAATTAATGGACCGTCTTTTTTTAATGAGAAATTGGAGGTAGAAAAGATTATGAGTAAGATTTTAGAGATGATTGAAAAACGTAATAAAGCTTGGGAAGGAGCTAAGGCATTCCTTGATAGTAAGAGAGATAAGGACGGTCTTATTTCTGAAGAAGATGCTTTGGTCTATGACGAAATGGAAAAGAAGGTCCATAATTTTAGCCTAGAGATTGAGCGTCTTAAGAAGATGGAAGAACTAGATAAAGAACTATCCAAACCTACATCAAATGCTATTGTAACAAAACCTATGAAAGCAGATGAAAGAGAGGAGAAGGAAGGCAGAGCTAGAGATGAGTACAAAAAAGCTATGTTAAATGCTCTGCGTACGAACTTTAAGAGAGTAGAAAACGTTCTTCAAGAAGGTGTTGATGCAGATGGTGGGTATTTGGTTCCAGATGAGTACGATGATAGATTGATTGAGACGCTTGAAGAAGAAAATATCATGCGTTCTCTTGGAACAACAATCACAACAAGTGGTCAGCATAAAATCAATATTGCTATGTCAGATCCTGCAGCAGCTTGGATTGATGAAGGTGGAGCACTTAACTTTGGCGATTCTAAGTTTGCACAGGTGCTTCTTGATGCACATAAACTCCATGTCGCAATCAAAGTAACAGAAGAACTATTATACGATAATGCATTTAAACTAGAGGATCATATCTTGACTGCTTTTGGTAAAGCACTGGCAAACGCAGAGGAAGATGCTTTTCTAAACGGTGATGGTACTGGCAAACCAACTGGTATTTTTAATAAAACGAATGGAGGAACTTATCTAAAGGATATCACAGCAGTAAAATCTGATGATTTGATTGACCTTATCCATGCTTTAAAACGTCCATATAGAAAGAATGCTACTTTTATCATGAACGATAAGACAATCTCACAGGTGAGAAAGCTTAAAGATAACAATGGTGCATATATTTGGCAGCCATCTTATCAGGAAGGTGAGCCTGATAGAATTCTTGGTTATCCAGTTAAGACTTCAGCTTTTGCTCCAGAAAATGCCATCGCATTTGGTGACTTTAGCTACTATAACATTGGCGATAGAGGGGCTCGTTCTTTCAAAGAACTTACTGAACTATTCGCCGGTAATGGAATGATTGGTTTTGTGGCTAAAGAAAGAGTTGACGGAAAGCTTGTATTAAAAGAGGCTGTTCAGATTCTTCCGATCAAAACTACAGCGTAATTGATGAGAGGGGGTGCTAGTCATGGTTGTAAGTATTGAAGAGATGAAAAACTATCTAAGAGTGGATACCAGTGAAGATGATAATCTTATTAGCACCCTTATAAAATCAGCTGAAAAGATGTGCCTTGCTATTGCAAGAAAAAATGAAGAAGAAATCATCAGAGAAAACTTTGAAGAATACAAGGTGGCAGTTCTATATTCGACTGCCTATCTTTATGAACATAGAGAAGAAGCCGACCACCATGAGTTAACAATTACACTTAGATCTATGCTATTTGGAGCAAGAAAGGCGGGATTTTAATGAAAGTTTCACTATTAAATGAACGCATTACTATAGAAAAAAGCAAAATTGAAGTGGATAAAATAGGAAACAATAAAAATGTATGGAGTAAATTTTACTCTTGCCATGCAACTATCAGTAGTGAAAGCCCGCAGGAAGAAACAAGTAGCGGTGCTATATGGGATGAAAGCAAGATTGATTTTACCATTCGCTTCAGTAGAGAGGTAGCTGATATTTCATCAATAGGTTTTAGAGTAATTTTTCATAATTCTATTTATGAAATAAATGGTATTGACCATATGAATTACAAGAAGAAAAGTATGAAACTGCACTGCAGGAGAGTGGAAAGATGAGCAATGCAAAAATAGATAGCCTCTCATCTAAAGTGATGAAGGAACTTGAGAAATATGCTGATGTTACAACTGAAAAAGTAAAAAAGGCAGTTCAAAATGCAGGAAATGCTGTGCGTGATGAAATAAGTAACAATGCTCCAAGTGATACAGGTAAGTATGGTAAAAGCTGGACGGTAAAAACTGTGAGAGAAACATCAAACAGCCTGGAACTTGTCGTTCATTCTAAAAATAGATATCAGCTAACCCATCTTCTTGAGTTTGGTCATGCAAAGCGTGGTGGAGGTAGGGTATCCGCTAGACCTCACATTGCAAACGCTGAGGGAAAAGCTATAAAGGTATTTGAAGAAGAGATAAAGGAGGCGATTTCAAATGGATAAGCTACTAGAAATTATAGAAAAAATTGGATTTCCGAGTGCTTATCACCATTTTGCAGAAGGTGAATCACCTAATCCACCTTTTCTTATTTACATCTTGCCAGCAAGCGATAACTTTTCAGCGGATGGAAGAGTGTATTTTAAAGCAAATGAAGTTCATATTGAAGTTTATACAGACTACAAAAATCTAGATATAGAAAAGAAGGTAGAAGTCGTACTAGATGAGTACGGTATTTTTTATAACAAATCAGAGGTATATATAGAGTCTGAAAAACTCTATGAAGTCCTATATATTTTTGAAATGGAGGTAAAGACAAATGGGAAATAAGGTAAAGTATAACCTTAAAAATGTTCATGCTGCAAAGCTGAAAAAAGATACAAGTGGTGCATTTACTTACGAAAATCCAAAGGCAATACCGGGTGCTGTCAGTATCAGTCTTGATGCTGAAGGGGAGTCTAGCCCTTTTTATGCTGATGGTATTGTGTATTTTAGATCAACTGCTAATAACGGATATAGTGGTGATCTTGAGATTGCGCTTATCCCAGAGTGGTTTAGAACAGAAATTCTAAAAGAAGAACTTGATAGAAATGGTGTGCTTGTAGAAAAGGCAAATGTATCTGAAACAGAAAAGTTTGCACTCTTATTTGAATTTGATGGTGATATAAATGCAATTAGACACGTTCTATATAACTGCTCAGCATCAAGACCATCTATTGAATCAGAAACTAAAGAAGATACGATTGAACCTGGAACAGAAACACTATCACTTACAGCAGATCCAAGAGAAGACGGACTTGTAAAATCAAGAACTGGAGATACTACATCGGCTGATACCTATGCTAATTGGTATAAGAATGTGTATGTTCCACAGGCTAAAGGTGAAGCACCTAAACCTACAGGACATTAAGGAGAATTTTTATGTTAGAAAAAACAGTAAGAGTAGGAGAAGTTGATGTAAAGTTTCGTTCATCTGCTACTATTCCAAGGCTATACAGAATTAAATTTAAGAGAGATATTTTCAAAGACCTATCAAAGCTAGAAAAAACCTTCAAAGCAAGTGAGGGTTCATTTGAAATAGATGACCTAGAGATATTTGAAAATGTAGCCTATATCATGGCTTACCATGCAGATAGGAGTATTGCTGGAAACATTGATGATTGGCTTGACCAGTTTGAGATGTTTTCCATTTACGAGATTCTGCCAGAAATTCTTGAGCTATGGGGAGCAAATCTTCAGACAGAAGTTAAGTCTAAAAAAAACTTCCAAAAAGTAGCAGGGAAATGACAACAGCCCTATTTCTACTAAGATGCGTGGAAATAGGGATAAGCATTTCTGAACTGGATTTACTTACTATTGGTATGGTACTAGATATTTGGACTGAAAAAGCAAATGATGGAGTGAAATATAGTAAGGTAGCGGGTCAAACTGAGTTTGATAGATTTTAGTTGAACTAAAACGGAACTAAAAATTAACTAAAACTTGACTTAAATAAGTCTTTGATATATACTTTAACTATAATAAAAAATGGAGGTATATATAATGGAAAGCAAATTAATAGTTGTATACAAGTTTGGAAGCAAATTTGGAGGAGATTTAAGTCCAAAAGAAGGAATAAACCTTTATGAGTTGCATGCTAGGGAACATGGTGGGAAAGTACTATTTACTATAAATAAAGCACCTGCTGCAGAATACAGGGATAGAATTCAAAATATTATTTTGATGACTAAGGATGGAAGTTTTGCTATAAAGGCGGATGTTGATTTTACCGGAAAGGGTAATGTTATTGTTCCTCCAGAAGAATATACGGCACCATCTATATGGGATAATGAAGATAGAGAACAGATGGGCTGGTTTGCAATTTCAAATATTGAAAGGATATCGATAAACAGAGGTGACTATACTTCTGTCAATGGAAAGGATTTGATAGATAGTATGAGCGGAAATGCTTATATGGTATATGTAGAGGTGTAACCCTTAGATATGAATAAAATTATCGAATGTTGGAAAGAATTATATAAACGAAAATCTTATATTCTAATAGGGTTATATATTCTATTGTCAGGAGTCTATTTAAAGAATAAAGAATTTATTATAATAGCGACATGGATCCGTGACGGGTTCCTAAGGTTGATTCCATTAGACGTTATAAGAAGTATAAATGTGATTATTTCTTATTTATTTAATTACTTTTACGAGCATTGGTTTATTTTTACAGTGGTTCCTATTTTAATAGCTTATGTTCATTCTAAATGGCTACATGAGTGGGTTCTTTCTGATAAAAATTTGTGGAGATCAGGAGTTATAAAAGTAATTGAGTTTATGTGGATTAGCGGTTATGTGCTTAAGGTAACTGTTGCATTTTTTGCAAATGGAATAGTTGAAGTAACTGGATTTCAATCATGGATATCAATTACTCTGAATGGTATTTTAATTGTTATATTGATTTTTGATAGATTGTTTAATTGAAAACTTTTAGCTCAGAGAAATCTGAGCTTTTTTCATGCCAATTTTTAAGAAGGGAGGGGTTACAGTGGCTAATAGAATAAAAGGTATTACTGTTGAGATTGGTGGAGATACTACGGGTCTTGATAAAGCCTTAAAAGGTGTAAACTCAACAATTAAATCAACTCAAAGCTCTTTAAGAGATGTGAACAGGCTATTAAAACTTGATCCTTCCAATGCTAAATTACTTGCTCAAAAACAGCAACTATTGCAAAAGGAAATCTCTGAAACTAGTGAAAAGCTAAATGCCTTAAAAGAGGCAGATAAGCAGGCAAAAGTACAGCTTGAAAATGGAGAACTGGGTCAAGATAAGTATGATGCCCTACAAAGAGAAATCATCGAAACAGAAAATAACCTAAAGTCTCTGCAGGAAGAAGCAAAAAAAGTACCATCAGTACTATCTGTTTCCATGAAAGAAGCAGGCGATAAAATTAAAGAAGTTGGAGATAAGACCACTGAAGTTGGTAAAGGTCTATCTACTCATGTAACAGCTCCTATCGTAGCAATAGGTGTTGCATCTTTATCTGCCTTTAATGAAGTGGATAAAGGAATGGATATCATTGTTCAGAAAACAGGTGCATCCGGTAAGGCTTTAAAAGAAATGCAAGATAGCATGAAAAACCTTGCTACTTCCATTCCAACAGACTTTGAAACAGCAGGTGCAGCCATAGGAGAGGTAAACACTAGATTTGGACTTACAGGTCAAAAGTTAGAGGAGCTATCTGGGAAGTTTATTAAGTTTGCACAGCTAAATAATATAGATGTATCTACTGCTATCGATAATACACAGAAAGTAATATCTGCATTTGGACTAAAGGCAGAAGATGCAGGAGCCTTACTTGATACCATGAATGCTGTCGGACAAAGAACCGGCATCAATATGGATACCCTTGCTAAAAGCATGGTCACAAACTCTGCAGCACTTCAGCAACTTGGTTTTTCTGCAAGTGATGCAGCAAATTTCCTCGGTAATGTTGAAATGTCTGGAGCTGATACATCACAGGTAATGACAGGACTTACAAAGGCACTTGCTAATGCTACAGCAAATGGAAAGCCTATGAAAGAGGCACTAAAAGAAATCCAAGACAGCATGGTGAATGCTAGTAGTGAAACGGAAGGACTACAAGCTGCTTATGAACTCTTTGGTAAAAGAGCAGGTGGTGCAATTTATCAAGCGTGTAAGAATGGTTCACTATCTTTTGAGGAACTAGGGACATCATTAAAGGACAATATTGGAAATGTAGATAAAACCTTTAATGAAACCTTAGATCCAATCGATAAGTTTCAGACTTCCCTTAATAGCTTAAAGATAGTAGGAGCTGATGTTGGTAATTCACTGATGTCAGTTCTTGCACCGATGCTTACCAAGTTTTCTGAGATGATGAAATCATTAAATGAAAAGTGGAATAGTCTATCTCCAGGTATGCAGCAGGCTATTGTAAAGATAGCACTTATTGCTGCAACGGTAGGACCGGTACTTGTCGTTATAGGAAAAGTAATTACTGCCGTTGGAACTATTACCTCTGCTCTTGGAGGGCTTATTGGACTACTTGGAGGAACAGCAACAGCAACCACAGCGGTAGGTGTAGCAGGAGGTGCTAGTGCGGTAGGAACAGCAGCCGCAGGTACTGCAGCAGGAGGTGCAGCTGTAGGTTTTGGAGCACTTAATGTATCGCTTCTTCCAATAATAGCTATTATTGCAGCTATTATTGCAGCCGTTGTGGCTATCATAGCTATTATTAAAAATTGGGGAGCAATTACTGAATGGTTTAAAGGCTTATGGGAAAAGGTGTCAACTGCCATCATGAGTATATGGCAAAGCATCTCAGATTTCTTTAAGGGAATATGGGAAGGACTAGTCAGCATTTTTACTACAGTATGGGAAACTATTAAGAACGTATTGACTGTAGCACTCGTGTTTATAGTAGAGCTAATTAAAGGATACTTTGAACTGATTACTCTGCCATTTAGGTTTATTTGGGAAAACTGCAAGGAAACTATTATGACGGTGTGGGAGGAAATTAAGACTGTTGTAAGCACAGTGCTAAACACCATCTCACAGGTTATTACAAGCATTATGAATGCCATAAAAACTGTGATAACAACTGTTTGGAACGCTATAAAAGTCGTCATTACAACAGTTATAAATGCTATTTTATCAGTTATTACTACGATTTTTAATAATATAAAAAATGTAGCAACAAGTGTTTGGAATGCTATTAAATCAGTCATAGCTACTGTTGTTGATGGGATAAAAAATAAGATTAGTGCAGTCTTTGATGCAGTATCAAGCACAGTAAGTTCTATATTTAGTGGAATCAAAAATACAGCTGTTTCTATTTGGAATGGAATAAAGAGTGCTATTGTTACTCCGATTGAGGAAGCTAAAAATAAAGTAAAATCTGTGGTTGATGCGATTAAAGGGTTCTTTTCAAGCATTAGTCTAAAACTTCCTCATATCAAACTACCACATTTTAGTATCAGTGGTCATTTTTCTTTAGCACCACCATCTGTACCACATCTATCAATTGACTGGTATAAGAAGGCTATGAATAAACCTATGCTCTTAAATGGTGCTACTATCTTCGGTAGTAAAGGTGGACATCTCCTTGGAGGTGGAGAGGCAGGGCCTGAAGTGATTATGGGACTTGATACGCTTTCAAATATGACTGCAGGAGCAAATGGAGAACTTCTTAGTGTAATGACAAGAGTTCTTGCAATTATGGATAGATACTTCCCACAGTTTGCAGAAACAAGCATCGTTCTTGATTCAGGAGAACTGGTTGGAGGTATTGCACCAAAGATAGATATGGAACTTTATAAATTACAAAATAGAAAGGCAAGGGGGTGGTAAGTGTGTTTGGGATGAAAATTGGTGAATTTCATAGCTATAAAGACTTTGGACTTGTTCCAACAAGTAAGCCTATTATTAACCTACCATCTCCAAAACTAGAATATCTTGATATACCCGGCATACAAGGAGAAATAGATATTACAGAAAGCCTTGGTGGAGAGGTTTTATATGAAATGAGAACAGGCTCATTTGAATTTCTTGTATCAGATCATGAAAAATGGCAAGAGGTTTATGGGAAACTTTTAAGCACTGTTCATGGGAAAAAGACCAATATTGTGCTTGATACGGAAAAAGACTATGTATATCAAGGCAGGATGTGGGTGAGTGAATTTAAATCAGATAAAAACTATTCACTTATTACATTAGATTACAAGCTTGAGCCATACAAATATATGATTTCTGATTTGGTAAATGGTGGAGAGATTATTCATAAAATTGAAGGCGTTGTTATTACAAATAGCAAGACTGTGACAATTCCATTTGATTCGGATATGACTATAGTTCCTGAGTTTAATAATAAAACAGAAAATATAGTGACATTAAATTTTAAAGGAAAGAAGTTCAGTATCAAAAAAGGGATAAATAGATTTCCGGAAGTAAGAGAAAGAAAAGATTTAGTACTTTCTTTAACAGGTAACAGCACCATAGATATTTCATATAAAAGGGGGTGGCTATAAGTGTATAAAATTGTGATGGATGGAAATACCATATATTATCCAAGTGATGGAAAGGCAGCTTTGATTAGTTCTACACTGAATCTTGAACTGAATACGGCAGGTTCACTTAGCTTTATATGTCCGCCTGAAAACCCTTACTATGAAAAAATCTATAATAGAAAGTCTATTGTCAGTGTGTATAGAGACGAAAAAGAAATATTTATAGGGGAAGTTAGAGAACAAACAAAAGACCTACGTGGGAATAAGAAAGTCCAGTGCGTAGGTCTTTTATCATATCTAGCTGACAGCATTCAGCCTCAGATGGAATACCATGACCAAACTCCCTATCAGTTACTTTCCAAATTTCTTAAAATCCATAATGAACAGGTTGATGACAAGAAAAAGATAATGCTTGGAAGAGTAACTGTAACCGATCCAAATAACTATCTATATAGATTTACTAATTATGAAACCACAATGGAAGTCATCATGACAAAAATGGTTGATAAACTGGGTGGGTGTTTGAAGTTAAGAAGGGAAGAAGAGCTTCTATATCTTGATTACCTAAGACTTGAAGAAACGGGAAAAGCCACAGAGCAGTCTATTGAATTTGGGGTAAATCTTCTTGATTATACGGAAGACTTATCTGCTGAAGATATCACTACAGCGATTATACCTCTTGGCAAAGAAATAGATGGAGAAGAAAATGATATTCTTAAAAAGTATACGGATATTCAATCCGTAAACGACGGGAAAAACTATCTTGTTTCAAAAGAGGCAAAAGATGAATTTGGCTGGGTCTGTAGGGTAATCAGATGGGATGACGTAACAGTTCCTGAAAATCTTTTAAGAAAAGGAGCAGCGTGGCTTAAGGATAATCAGTTTGAGATGGTAGAACTAGCTTTATCTGCAGTTGACTTATCGGAGTTTGGAATACCTACAGAAACTATTGAATGTGGTGATAGAGTAAGGTGCATAGCTTATCCTTTTGGAATGGATCGAGTATTTCCAGTAATGAAACAGACTATTCCACTTCAAAAGCCTAGAGAAATAAAGGTGGTTCTTGGAAGTAATCAAGCCAAAGGTTATATCCAAAGTTCTCAAGATGCAGTAAGGCAGCTAAAAGAAGAAAGCCTTGTTACAAGAAAGATTGACAATGAAAGAGTCCAAAGTGCTATAGATAATCTAAAGGCTCAGATGAATATATCTGAAGGTGGATATAAACTAACAGAATATGATTCCTCTGGCAGATGGTTAAGAGATTTATATATGGATACACCAGATAAAAACACTGCTACTAAGGTGCTTCAAGTTAATATGAATGGTATTGGAGGAAGTAACAGTGGATATAAGGGACCATATGTTGTAGGTATGACACTTGATGGAATGATCTATGGTGAAAGAATTATGAGTCACTCAATTGATGCTGAAAAACTATCTGTTTCATATACATCACAGGTAGAAAAACAAATCTTTGATTCAAAGACGGAGGCAATATCTGATACAGATAGGAAACTTAAAAGCTACTACACTATAAATGAGGTTAATACTAGACTGTCAGCTACAGATAGAAAAATTGAAGCGAGTGTAGAAACTGTAAATCAAAGATTAGAGCAGAAAAATGGGAATTACTATGGAACGTATGAACCAAATTCATCACGAGCACCGGCAAATAGTTGGAATTCTGATGTAGTTAGAAAAAGCCATGTAGGAGATTTTTTCTATGATACAACCACCGGATATGCATATAGATATATTATGAAAAAGCAGGGACTTGAGTTAAAGTTTAATTCAAGTTCTTGGACAGAAAGTGAGCATTATGATTGGGTAGAAATCTTCTATGAATTTGACGGTAAGATTTATGTATTCCCAAAGTATGGTGGAACAAGTATAGCAGGTCAAATAGTTTTCATTCCATCTGATAAGTTTTGGCTCTACTGGAGGTGTGACGGTTCGGGGCATGACTATTATGGATTTAAGATTGACTACATAAAAAAAGTGGATACTTATAAGGAACTTATAGGGGATGTTTCTAGCTTACCAACTGATGCAGGAGAGATAATCAGCCTTTCTGGTAGTAATTATCCTGAATCAGAACACTCACCATATAAAGATGGTACGAGAATGCTATGGAAATATTCGTCATCTGAGAGTATCAGTTCTTCTATATCATTTGAATGGGTGAGAGTAAGGGATAAGGACATACAGGCGGCTAAAGAAAAGGCAGAGACTGCGATTTCAAAAATATCTGTGGTAGAAGGCTCTATTTCCTCAATGGTTAAAAAAGGTGAGTTTGGAACATTTATGAGACAAAATTATAACAGTTTCTTACTTGGGTTTAATAGTGCAAGCAGTTATGTTCAGATAACGGCAGGAGAAATTGGCTTATACAACGGTATGATTGACTCTAGTCATAAGAGAGCTACCTTTGACGAAAATGGCAACCATTTTTATCGTGATGGTAAGTATATAGGTAAAATTGGTACAAATGTATGGAGTGCAAACAGTTCACATAAAGGTCTAGTTTTTGATCTTGACAGTGAAGGTAAATATATGGCTTTTTCCCAACAAGAATACTCAAATTCAGGAAGTTACACTACTATGCTGTGTTTCTCACGTTCAGGAAGTATCTATAGTGATTATGGTATTCATCTCGGCTGTAATTTTTATGCTCATGGGTTTAAAATCGTTGATCCACAGTGGAGAGATGGTTTTGGGGTTAATGCAACAATTAATTTTGTACAGATACTTAGGATGAACTCAAATGGGACGGTAGCAAGCTGGGGACCAAATGGACGCATGGTATTTAAAGACGGGATTCTAATGGATTTGAATTATTATGAATAGGAGGTAAGGATGCCAGAACTGATTATTAATACAAATGAAGTAGTGATAAATGAAGGAACACTAAAAAAAGATGTAGTAAAAAAGCAGGAAGTAAAAGAAGATAAAAATATACTTCTTCTTGAAGAAATCAATCGAAAGCTGGATTTACTGCTAAAGGATAAGGAGAAAGTACATGGAGAAACCAACTATTAATTACGCTCTTGCCTATCAAAAATTTAGAGGAGAGTTAAACTCACATATAGCAGCCATACAACAAAGAATACCTATTCCAACCTATATGGTAGAAGGAATACTTGCTGGAATACTCGCTGATGTAAGGTCAGCTGTGATAAGTGAAAACTCACTGGAAGTTGATGCGTTTAGAGAAAACCTAGATAAATACTATGAAGATAGAGAAAAAGAGCTTAATGATGAAATTCTAAAACTAAAAGCAAAAGATGAAGAAAAAGCATAGGAGGGTGATCAATGCACCGAGGAACAACACCAATCAATATATTTCGGACAGATGTGGATTTGACAAATGCATCTGTCCTTTTTATTACCTACAAACAAAATGGCAAGGTCATATTAGAAAAGAGTATTGATGAAGTGAAAATACAAAATAATATTATATCTGTTTATCTATCTCAGAAAGACACGCTGCTTTTTACAGAGGGAATTGTGACAATCCAAATAAGGGCAAAGTTTTCTGATGGAAGTGCAATAGCATCATCTTTAATACGAACTAGCACATATGAAATTTTAAAGGATGGTGAGATTTAATGGCAGAAATTAATGCAAGCTTTAAAAGAGATGCACCGATGGATACATCTTTTGAAACGATTATCAGGGTCACAGACTCTGGTTCATCTGACTACAATAGCTTAGTCAATCAGCCAAAGATAAATGAAGTAAAGCTGATTGGAAACAGAAGTCTTGAAGAACTAGGGTTAAACACAATATCAAATATTGAACTTGAAGAATTACTTAAATAACAGGAGGAAGAAAAATGCAGGCAAAGTATTTAGACAACAACGGACTTTTATATGTATGGAAGAAACTAAAGGATACCTTTGTAAAAAAGACAGAACTTGATGAAGTAAAGACGGCTATTCCAAAGAATGTAACAGATCTTTTGGATGCTGAAAACTATGCACTTAAATCAAGTGTTCCAAGTAAGGTAGAGAGCCTAGAAGATGCAGGTGATTATGCTAAGAAATCAGAAATTCCCCATAGAATTGATGGGTTGGAAGGTGTTGAGGCTTACGCTAAAGTAACAGCTATTCCTAAGAAGGTAGTAGAACTTGAAGACTATGCAGACTTTGTAAAAAAAGCAGAGCTTACTGAAGAAGTCAAAGGTCTTATTGGTAATGTAAAATCTATCGAATTTTCTGTGGTAGAGGAACTTCCAACCAGTGGAGAACAAGCAATTATCTATCTTGTTTCTAATAATAAGGGAGATAATGATGCTTATGATGAATTCATCTGGGTGAATGAGAAGTTTGAAAAGATTGGCACTACATCAGTCGATTTTAGTGGTTATTTAAAGGCTGCGGATATCAATAGCATTACAAACGAAGAGATTGATGCTCTTTTTGTGTAGGTGATGCTTATGGAAGATAAGTTTTTAAATAGGGAAGGATTGGGCAGATTCTTTGAAAAAATCAAATCGAAGTTTGCACCTATTGATAGCCCTAATTTTACCGGCATACCAACAGTGGAAACACCTGAATTTGAAAGAATGTCTAGTGGAAAAGAAGTGGTGAATCGTGAATATACATCAAAAATGTTCGAAGCTCTTACTCAGTATGTTGATTCTGAAAGACCGTCATTTCATGTAAGACTAGCGGTGAAGTCGGAAGAGTGGGAGGAAAAAAGCGGAATCTTTTATTATTCTAAGCTGAAAGAAAAAGTAGAGAATATTCATTTTGACCAAGTATCCATTTTTACTAGGGTTGATACTACGTCTCTTGCACCAGAGAAACTACTCGATGTGCATAAAAATCATCCAGTAGCTATTACAAAGGAAGGTGTGGTTTATACGGTTGGAGAAAAACCAACCTATGAACTTCCTATAATTATCGATTTATTTATGTCAACAGATATGACACAGTGGTTTGGAGGAAACTAATATGAAAGAATTTTGGAGCATGATCCAGCTTGTTTTTGCTGGAGTTGGAGGATGGCTAGGATATTTTCTAGGAGGGTGCGATGGACTAATACTCGCACTTCTTTTATTTGTAGTCATTGATTACATAACAGGAGTGATGTGTGCGATAACTGATAAGAAGTTATCTAGTTCTGTCGGATTTAAGGGCATCTGTAGAAAGGTGCTTATTTTTATGCTCGTAGGAATAGCAAACATTATTGATGTTCAGATTATCAAGTCGGGAAGTGTGTTAAGAACGGCAGTTGTTTTCTTTTATCTATCAAATGAGGGACTTTCCCTTATTGAAAACGCTGCACATCTCGGACTTCCGGTACCGGACAAATTAAAAGCAGTTTTAGAACAGTTACATGATAAGGAAAGAGGAGGAAAGGAACATGAGTAACAGTAGTTTAGTAAATATGACAATGCTTAGTCCAAATCATAGTGGTCATAGAAATCAGCCGATTACAAAAATCGCAATTCACCATACAGCAGGTTCGATTAGTGCAGCTACAATCGGTCAGATTTTTAGACCGACATCAAGGCAGGCATCTTGTAACTATGGTATAGGGAATGATAACAAGATAGTTTTATGTGTTGATGAGACTAATCGCTCTTGGTGTACATCAAGTTCTTGGTGTGATAATAGAGCAGTTACAATCGAGGTGGCAAATTCAGCAAATGGCGGAAATTGGCCAGTAAGTGATAGGACTCTTGCCACACTGATTGATTTAGTTACAGATATTTGCAGAAGAAATGGTATTATAAACTGCACATATACCGGTGGAAAAGAAGGGGTCCTTCAAAAGCATGAATGGTATGCAGCTACCAACTGCCCTGGACCATACCTTGGCAGCAAGTTCCCATATATCGCAGCTGAAGTCAATAAAAGGCTTGCTAGTGGATCAAGCTCATCTAATACAGGTACATCTTTCCTATACAGGGTGAGAAAATCTTGGTCTAATCCAAAGAGTCAAAAAGGTGCATTTAGAAATTTAGATAATGCAAAGAAGTGTGCCAATGCAAATCCAGGATATTCTGTCTATGATGCAAATGGTAGATCTGTTTACCCTGTAACAAGCTCGCAATCAAAGAGCATTGATACCTTAGCAAGAGAGGTAATTGCTGGCAACTGGGGTAATGGACAGGACAGGGTGAACCGTTTGACATCTGCAGGATATAACTACAATGCTGTTCAAGAAAGAGTAAATGAAATCCTATCTGGAAATGCAAGTAAACCAACTGAAAAATCCATTGATACCTTAGCTCGTGAGGTTATTAGAGGTGACTGGGGTAATGGTCAAGATAGAAAGAACAGACTTGAAAGAGCAGGATACGATTATAACGCAGTGCAAAGACGAGTAAATGAACTGTTATAACTAAATATATAAGACGATAGCCTACTTGGGAAAAATCCTGGGTAGGCTTTATTTTTTTGCTCTTAAGGGGGTTCGATTTGTTCACTTTTACCGCTTATGAGTAGAAGGAAAAGATTTCCTTCGGATTGGAGGAAATAGAATGACAGATAATAAATCAATTACTAGCGTATCTGATACAGTGTCTTTTATTACTAAACCCGGACCCCTAAAAAACGAGCAGCTCCAGGCGGATGTAGATTACTACCTTGCACAGAAAATATTAGAAAAAATGCGTGAAAAGAGTCTGATTTCAGATGAAGAATTTATAAGAATTACTAAACTAAACAGGAAAAAATTCTCTCCATATTTAGCGGAGATAATGCCATAAATGAGTTGCTATTACTTGGATAGTACGGGTTAATGTTACTACCCCGAAAGAGAGGTGAGTTGATGAAAAAGATTACTAAAATAGGGACAGATACAAATACAGGAACAAAGACAAAAATTAGAGTTGCAGCCTACTGCAGAGTATCTACAGATAGTGATGAACAGCTAATTTCCCTAGATGCTCAGAAGGCACATTACGAGTCCTATATTCGTCTTAATGATGAATGGGAGTACGCAGGTCTTTACTATGATGAAGGTATCTCAGGAACAAAAAAAGAACTAAGAAATGGACTTCAGTCTATGCTTTCAGATTGTGAGGACGGGCTTATTGACTTAATTGTTACCAAATCTATTAGTCGATTCGCTCGAAATACAACAGACTGTTTGGAGATGGTTAGGAGATTCACAGAACTAGGCATTACTATTATTTTTGAAAAAGAAAATATTAATACCAGTGCTATGGAGTCGGAGCTAATGCTTTCCATTTTGGCTAGTCTTGCAGAAAGTGAATCAGTTTCGATTTCAGAAAATAGTAAATGGAGTGTTCGTAAGCGTTATGAGAAAGGAACCTTCAAAATCGGATATCCTCCATATGGATATAAAAATGTAGATGGTGAAATGGTAATTGTGCCGGAGCAGGCAGAAATTGTCAAAGAAATCTTTGCGGCTTGCCTTGCAGGCCAAGGAGCCAATACCATTGCAAAGATGCTAAATGAAAGAAGTGTAGAAACAAAGAAAGGCGGTAGATGGACGGGAACAACCATAAACGGCATTCTCAAGAATGAGAAATATACTGGAGATGTAATATTTCAAAAGACATATACAGATAGTAGCTTCCATAGGCATGTCAATTATGGTGAACGTGATAGGTTCTATTGTGAAAATCACCATGAGCCTATTATAAGTCATGAGGATTTTGAGAATACTAGAATAGTATTAGGACGCCGAGGCAAGGAAAAAGGCAATGGTAGCAACACCTCAAGGTATCAAAATCGTTATACATTGTCTGGAAAAATCAAGTGTGGATGTTGTGGTGACAAATTTAAACGCAGGAAACACTATAAACCAAGTGGTAATTACATTGCTTGGTCTTGTTCTACACATCTTGAAAATAGAAATGCTTGCTCCATGCTTTACATAGAAGATGAAGCATTGAAAACTGCGTTCCTTACAATGGTAAATAAACTGGTTTTCGGGCATAAGGACATACTAAAACCTCTGATGCGTAGCCTTAGAGGTATAGATGATAAAGAAAGACTACTTCAGATTGATGCCATAGAAAGGCAGATTGAGGAAAATGCAGATAGAACGCAAACAGCTGCTAACTTGGTGGCACAGGGTCTTTTGGATGCACCAATTTATAATACGGAAATTAATAAGCTTATGGCAGAAGAGGAGGAATTGAAAGCAAATAAAGATCAGCTGTTGAATGATATTGGGGGAGATAAAAACAAGGTTAGAGAATTGCAAAATCTTATGGAATTTACTGGCAAGGGAAAAATGTTTACAGAGTTTGACGATAATCTGTTCCTCACAATCGTTGACGAGATAATTGTATATAGCAGAGAAGAAGTAAACTTCAAACTAAAGTGTGGTTTAAATTTAAAGGAAAGGTTGGTGATGTAAATGAGGTATATTCCTTATGGCTATCAGATTGTAGAAGGAAAAGCGGTAATTGTAGAAAAACAGGCTGATCAGGTTAGACTTCTGTTTGAAAACTATATCTCCGGGATGAGTCTTCAGGAATCTGCTGAAAATGCAGGACTTCATATCACTCACTCTAGCTCTGGTCGGATACTCAGAAATAAGAATTATCTAGGTAATGAATACTACCCTGCAATTATCGATGAAGAACTATTTGATAAGGCTGAAGAAATAAGGATGGAAAGGATTCGATACCTTAATCGATGCAAGGAACTTAAGCCGAAAGATAAACCTTCCATCCCTTGCAATTTCAAAATGGCAAAGCCTATGGAGAAGAGATGTGATCCATACAAACAGGCAGAGTACTTGTACAGCCTTCTGGAAAGTGAGGTGTAGAAGTGGGAAAAACAATAACTATGATTCCTGCAAAAAGACGTGTAGGAAATACAGTAAAGGAAGAAGATCGGCCAAAACTTCGTGTGGCTGCATACTGCAGGGTATCTACAGATAGCGATGAGCAGGCTACAAGTTATGATGCACAGGTAGAGCATTATACAGATTATATTCAGAAAAATCCTGAGTGGGAATTTGCTGGGATATTCTCAGATGATGGAATCAGTGGTACTTACACAAAAAAACGTGATGGATTTAACCACATGATTGATGAATGTATGGATGGAAAAATAGATATGATAATTACAAAGTCCATCAGCAGGTTCGCAAGAAACACTCTAGACTGCCTTAAATTTATCCGTCAGCTTAAGGAAAAGAATATTCCAGTATACTTCGAAAAAGAGAATATAAATACGATGGATGCAAAAGGAGAAGTACTTCTTACCATCATGGCATCACTCGCACAGCAAGAATCGCAGTCACTTTCGCAGAATGTGAAACTTGGTATTCAATACCGTTATCAGCAGGGACTTGTGCAGGTCAATCACAACCGCTTTATCGGTTACACCAAGGATAATGATGGGCAGCTGATTATTGAACCAGAAGGTGCAAAGGTTGTAAAACGAATTTATAGAGAGTACCTGGAAGGTTCAAGCCTTTTAGAAATTGGAAGAGGCTTGGAGGAAGACGGCATACTTACAGGAGCAGGAAAGGGAAAGTGGCGTCCTGAAACTATTTATAAAATTTTACACAATGAGAAATATATGGGTGATGCCCTTTTACAAAAAACCTATACTATTAATTTTCTTAACAAAACTAGAATTAAAAATAAAGGGCTTGTTCCACAATACTATGTGGAGAATAATCATGAGGCCATCATTCCAAGGGATATATTTATGAGAGTACAGGAAGAAATGGTTCGAAGAGCCAATCTACACAGCGGGAAGAATCGAAAGAAAAGGGTTTATTCCAGTAAATATGCTTTATCAAGCATTGTTTATTGTAGCAAATGCGGGGAGATTTATCGTAGGATTCAGTGGCAAGCACATGGGAAAAAGTATATAGTTTGGAGATGTTGTAATAGGGTTGAGAATGGTCCAGGAGCATGTGATGCAGGAGCTATTAGGGAAGTAGATCTTCAAAGCATAGTGATTAAAGCTATCAATAAGGCATTTGGAAAAAGAGAAAGCATGAAAGCCGCTCTTGTAGCAAATATTGAATCGGTTATTACAGATGTTGGTGGAATATCTATTGATGAGATTGATCTTCGCCTAGAAGAGTTACAGAAAGAACTTCTAAAGGTAGCCAATTCAAAAGTAAATTATGATGAGATGGCTGATGAAATATTTAAACTTCGTGAGCTTAAGCAAAGTGCAATGGTAGACTCAGCTGAAAGGGAAGGGCTGAAACTTAGGATTGATGAGATGAATAAATTCTTGGATGAGCAGACGGAAGTTATTACTGAGTATGATGAACAGCTGACTCGCAGACTTATAGAAAAGATTACTGTTTACGAGAGCTATTTCACAGTAGAGTTCAAGTCTGGTGCAAGTGTAGACATCTATAAATAAGGATAATTAGGTTTCACCTCGCTTCGGCGGGGTGTTTTGTTGTTGTAGATATATTGACTTAGCTGTTATAATGTATCTATTAAGGATAATTTTGTACACCCTATTGAAAGGTCAATTCTATGATAACGAATAATATTGAAGTGGATGTAAAAGTGAAATGCATTGAGGCGGGAAAGACGCAGGTGCAGCTCGCTGAAGAGATTGGCACTACTAGCCAGTATGTTAACCGGATTATTAAGAAAAAAGATGGCGTTGTTAACAAAACCTTTGTAAAGATGATGGAAAAGCTAGGTTATGATATTGAGCTAACCTATGTGAAGAGGAAGGAATGCTAAGGAGGATAATATTATGGCATATGAGACACCATTAACAATAGCTGAGGTAATGAAGGACATTACTGCAAATAAATATGTTTTACCTTCTATTCAGCGCGAATATGTTTGGGATACTGAGCAGATTGAAGCTTTGTTTGATTCGCTTATGAGGGACTATCCGATTGGTACATTCCTTTTCTGGGAGATTAATAAGGAACATGTAAACGACTATGACTTTTATGGATTTATTAGAAACTATCATGAGTATAAAGGTGTACATAATAAGAAAGTCGATTTAAAAGGTTTGGATGGCGTGACAGCTGTTCTTGATGGACAGCAACGTCTCACCTCAATTTATATAGGGCTTAAGGGAATCTATGCCTATAAACTTAAATATATGGCAAAGAAAAATCAGGAGGCATACCCAACTAGGAAATTATACTTAAACTTACTATCAAATTCTACGGACAGTAGTAACGAGTATGAGTTCAAATTTCTTACAAATAAAGAAGTGCAAAATGATGAAAATACATACTGGTTCGAAGTCGGTGAAATCCTTAATATGAAACAAGATGGTGACGTTGCGATGTTTGTTACTAAAAATATAGGCTTTTCAAAGGAGTTTAAGTATACTGAAGAACAGACAATATTCGCTATTAATGCTCTGTCTAAGCTATATAACATTATTAATAAGGCTGGCACGATTAGTTATTATAGAGAGAAGACGGTAGAACTCGATAAAGTTCTAAATATATTTATTAGAGTCAACAGTGGAGGGACACCTCTAAGTTACTCTGACTTGCTTCTATCCATAGCTTCTGCACAGTGGGAAAACCATGATGCGAGAGAAGAAATTATTGAGTTTGTTGATGATGTAAATGCAGTAGGAGCAGGATTTAAAATCAATAAAGATTTTGTGCTGAAGACGGCGTTGGTTCTTAGTGATTTTACGGATATTGCTTTTAAGGTGGATAATTTTAACAAACAAAACATGATTAAAATTGAAAACAATTGGGATAATATAAAGAAAGCTATTAAACAGGCGGTTCTTTTGGTTTCATCATTTGGTTATTCAGGTGAAACACTAACATCAAATAATGCGCTGATTCCAATTGCATATTACCTTTTTATTAATGGTATGCCGGATAACTTTGTTGATTCAGGGACAAACAAGAATAATAAAGATAAAATAAAGAAGTGGCTTATACGTTCTCTGTTAAAGAAGACATTCAGTGGACAACCAGATAATGTGATTAGACCAATTCGTGAGATTCTAAAAGCAAACGGAACAAATGAGTTTCCATTAGACAGTATCATCGACAAGTTTAAAGGTACAAATAAATCCATACAGTTTACGGATGAAGATATTGAGGAGTTCCTTTTGAAACTTAAATATGGAAAGAGTGACACACTTTCAACTCTCATGTTGCTATATCCATCACTAGATTTCAGTAATAAATTCCATGAAGATCATATGTATCCGAAGAGCAAATTTACAAAAACTTATCTCCGAAAGCAGGGTGTTCCTGAGGAACAATTAGATTGGTACATTGCAACGGTTAATGATATAAGTAACCTTCAGCTTCTTGCTGCACAGCTTAATGAAGAGAAGCTTGCTACTGATTTTGATGAGTGGTTTAACGAACAACATCCTACAAATACAGATAAGATTCAGTATAGGACTGTAAATTATTTGCCAGATATGGATTATTCATATGAAAATTATCCAAAATTTATAGAGGATAGAAAAGTACTTCTAAAAAATCAGTTAAGTGCAGTTCTGCTTTAGGATGAAGCAAGGTTAGTAATTAAATTAATAATTTTGAGTGAGCAAGTATGCTTTTATACTCATTTGGAATCAGGAGTTGAAAAAGGTAATGGCAAATGTATTGGTTAATTTTAAAGAAGGCTGGATTCACGATAAGGATGAAATTGAGTTAAGCGATGATTTTATTAAAATTATAAAATTCTTCGTGTGGTCGACTCCTTGTAATAAAACTAGTTCTTCCGAGAAAAAAATGTCTACTCATGGTTGGAATTCAAATGTATGGAAAGATGGAAAATTAAAGGATTATCTAATCACATCTGCAGAGTTACAACAAAATGTGAATTATGCAATTGCAAGAAGGCTCGATGATATGAGTAGATTAGAAAGCAATATTCATATAAATGGTACATTTCAAAAACGACGAGACAGTAATAGAGTGATTATGTATAACTCTGGAAAAGAAAATGATATTTTGCAATTGTTCTATTATATAAGATGTGCTCTCGCTCATGGACGCTTTCAAATATATAATGATGACAATGTCATTACATATGTAATGGAGGCTGCTGTAAAGCATAGATCTGATTATATATTGAAGGCTAGGATGATTCTGAACGAAAAAACGCTTGTTGATTGGGTGGATACAATTATAAGTGGACCTGATGATCTTGCGAGAAGAATACAAGAAGTTAAGGGTACTAATGCTGATTTTATAAAGCAAATTATTATCACTAACCCTGGCTTAAGCAGACCTAAAATATGTAAAAGGTTAAATATTTGTATTACTGAAGCTCAAAGGCTTTTTAATCAACTAAGAGATGATGGGATGATTAAGTATGATGCTAAAACCCATTCATGGAATGTAGTTTAG